TCCAGACCGAACAGGGCGTTCAGGCCGGGCAGAAGCTCCTTGAGGAGCTGTGCGCGTGAAATTGCCATTATTCAGTCTCCTTACACGCCGGTGGGGTTGAGGTACGGGTGCATACCCTGATTCCACTTCACGACGACTTCCGTGAAGGAACCCGCAGCAGAGGTGGTTTCAGCGATGACATCCACGATGCGAACCGGCCACGTAGACGTGGTAGCGGTAGTCGAGCTGACCGCGACACGGGAGTTACCCGTGGCAGTGACGCCCGCGTTCTGGACCAGAACAGCGTTCTCGCCCACCGCAGTACGGTTGACGTAGCTGATGGTGGTGCCGGACGACACAACGGCAACCTTGAACAGCGTATCCGGGTCGTCAACGACGGTGGCTACGATATCGGCGGCGGTAACCGCTCCGGGGTAGAACTGCCGGAAGGTCTTGCCGAAGGTTGGGTCGGTGTACGAGCAACCGAGGAACACGCCCACCGGAGTGGCGGCGCTGGTCCCGGCGTCCTTATCAAGGGTGCCGGAGCTGTTCAGCTTCACGACATCGCCAAAGAAAATAGCGGTCGCAGAAGCGGAGTTGATGGGGAAGTTTCGAGTGGACCCCGCGAAGACTTGGCCACCGATCAGGTTGATCGGGATAAGTCCGTACGGAGCCGCAACAGAGGGATAGGCCATTGTTGGCTCCTAAAAAGGGTTATCTGCCTTTGCCGAACGAGACGGTAGAACGCCGTTCCTTGAAAAGGGGCATACGGGCGTCCTGTTCCTTCATGTAGCTGTTGTCCACCGACTCGATCTGAGCTTCGTTCACGCGAGCGTAGTAGGCACGCCGTTGCTCCATAAACTCAGTCGGAATCTTGCAGAGCAGCAGCCCGCCGACTTCGATGTTGTCCTTGAACCGACTTCCCTCGTCCGTCAGGTAGCGCAGCCGGGGCTGCTCTTCAATTCGGACAGGTTCCCAGCCTTCACGAAGCTTGGCCGACATGTTCTTCGGGTCAGCTTCGTTCTCGGCAGAGATACGAACCCACCGGTAGTCGTATCCGGCTTCCCGGTCTGGCTCAGGGAGACCAGAGGCAGGTTGCCACGACTTGGGGCGTTCGAGGGTAGTGCGAGTGCGGTCTTCGCGAGCGATGCGAGATTCAACCATTAGCGTGGCTCCAGCTTGAGAACTTCCCGGGCGTATTGCTCGGGGGTAATCCGAAACTTCTTGGCGACAGCCGCCTGAGAAGCGGTGAGTTGGACCTTTTTGGAGGTCCGGCTTCGGGATGCGGGGGCAACGACGGTTGCAGGCTTCGCCTGACGCGCAGGCCGACCAGCGTTGTCGGTCGTCTTGTCTTCCCCGAAGTACTCGGGGAAACGCTTGCGCATCGTTTTGTCGATGGCGCTATAGTATTCGTCGGACCCCACGAACTGAGAGCCACGTTCCAGTTCGAGCTTTTGGTGAAGCCCGAGAGCAGACGCGGTCATCTCCGGGTCTCGACCCCACCAGCCCTGATTGCGCTCTTGCCACGCAATAGTCTTGGAGTCGAGGCGAGGAGCCTGCGGCTGCTGGTACTGTTGTAGCTCTTCGTCTTCGTCTTGTAAAGCAGGTGCAGGACGATAATTAGAAATCTGCTCCGCGCGGATAGTCGCACGGTTCATCTTTTCTTGCGCTTCGACCACCTTATCAGCATCGCCGGACTCGTAGGCGTCCCGATATTCCCGCCTCGCTTGGGTCAGCTCGAAGTCCACGTTCTGCTTCACGCTGTTGAGCAGCGAGTTCTCGCCTTGGGAAATGCTGGCCTTAAGCCTGCGGTTCTCCTCCAGTAGTCGCTGCGCAGCGGCGAAGGCTTCGTTCTTCTCCCGCTCTTCCCGTTCCTTGGCCCGGCGCTCGTCGTGCCAGACCTTCTTCATCTGCTTGAGGCGGACCTTGACCTTGTCGGAGTAGTCGTCCAGCTCGTCGTTATCCAGTTCTTGGACGAGCTCTTGCGGGAGCGGGTCGCGCCCTTGGTCCTCTTGGGGGGTATCATCAACAATCTCGACGTCAAACTCGTCGTCAAGGTCGTCCATGGCGTCCACAGTCGCCATCAGGTCTTCATTTTCGAGCTCTTCAGCCATTTTCGTCTCCTTTGTACGGGGCGGTGCCCGTTGTGTCCGACTTGCGAGGCTTGCCGGGGGTGTGTGCGTCGTAAAATGGGTTGCGGGACATCTGGGCGTGCCACGCCCGCGCCATTTCAAGGGTCGGAGGCTTCTTTTTCGGGCCTACGGCAGCCCAAAACAGCGCAACTCCAAGCCCAAGACGTTCTTTGAGCGACAGGTAGCCCCTAAGCACGGGAAATACCTCGCGGGTCCTCGACAACCGACTCCACAGCGTCGTCGTTGATGATCCGGAACTCTTTTCCGTGGATTTTGACCCGGCTACCGGCGTGCGGGCGAGTCAGAATGAAGTCTCCAGCCTTGCACCACGGACCAGAAGGGAACTTCGCCACATCTTGGTAGGCGTCCGGCCCCACTTTGAGCACGAAGAGCACCGGAGTGGTCAGTTCTTCGTACTGCTTAGTCATGTCGGGCTTCCAAAGACCACTTTCAAAGCGATCTTCGACCTCCGGAACTGCGCACAGCAGCCGGTAGCCCACCGGAGTAGGCAGTTGAGTAGCCGCGCGGGCTTCTTCTTCCACAGTTTCAGTGCTCATCTTCGTTCTCTACCTGTTTTGCAGCGGTAATCAGAATGTCTTTGGCGTTCAAAAGTCCGCGATACCTGCCGCAGACAAACTTGTAGTCGCCAAACTCCTTGATGTGCCCAAGTGCAAGCTGTCCTTCAATGGTCCGAAGGTCTTCGTCGATCTTGGAGCAGAGGTACCTAATCAGGTCGTTGTTCATCTACGTCCTTTCGGGGGCTTTTTGTTGCTGGTTTCCGGCTTTTCCCCTCCTTGGGTGGCCCCAAGAAGCGTTTGAAGCATCGTCTGCTGCATCTGGGCCTTGTCCTTGGAGATTTGCGTGCCGAGCTTGAGCCCTTCGAGCTCCTGCTGGCCCTCCATTCGGCGCTTCTCGCCCTCGGCCTTGACGCCTGCGTTGAGCCCGGCGATCTCTTTCTGGGCTTCGATGCGCTCGCGTTCGATATCCAGTTGGTCGGCCTTGGCCGCTGCGTCGAGGGACATCTTCTGCTTCTTTACGTCGAGCTCGCCCTGCTTGATCTGGAGCTCCTGCTGCTGCATCTGGACGATGGGGTCCTGTGCGGCCTGCTGGTTCTGTGCCATTTGGGCTTCGGCTTGGTTCTTCTGGAGCAGCTGGGTAGACGCAGCGGCTGCAAGCCGGGAGATGTGAAGCTCCAGTTCAGGCGTCATATCGGAGTCCGGCGGCGGCAGCGGCACGCCCGCCTGTTCTTCCACCTGCTGGCGATACTGGAAGGCCAGATGTTCAGCAATGTGCGCTTGAGACGCCGCCATCATGGACTGGGCGTTGGGGTTCTGGCCCATCAGCATCTGGACTTTGGGGTCCTGAAGCAGGTTCATATGGACCTGAATGTGCGCCTCGTGGTCTTGGTAGATGAACGCTTTGACCGGCTTGCTGTTGATGAAGTCCATGTTCTCGCTGATCGGGTCGCGGGGCTTCATCTCGTCCTCGTCCTTCACGATCACGAGCTTTTGGGCGTTCTTGATCCCCAGCGCTTCCAGCATCTGCCGGTGAAGGTAGGGCATGTCGTAGATTTGCGGCGCGCCCTGCGCCAGCTGAAGGACCGCCTGATACTGGACGATCTTTTGAGCCATGGTGGCGGCATTGGGGTCCGACACCGGGATGACGTGGACCTTATCGTAGTCGGCCTGCTTCGCCTTGCGGCTACCCTCGACCGGCTCGTAGTCGTATTCCTCCGGGGTGTAGTCGCGGATGATCCCTTTCAGCAGGCGGAACTCCTGCTTCATGGAATAGTGGACCCGGGCTTGGACAGCCGACATGACCTTCAGAGTGCGCTCAAGGATGGCCAGCGTGGTGCCCACGGGAGCCTGCGCCGACATGTCGCTGATCTTCATATCCGCCGCAGAGGCGAACCGGCGGCCTTCTTCGACGATTGTGCCTAGGAGGCTATACAGAACCTGCGACGGCTCTTTGTAGGGGAGCGGCATGATGTTGTCGCGCATGGTCCCGCTGGCCACATCGACGTCTCGCCACTCGGCAGGTGCAATCGGAGTGTCGTCGCCCTTGACCCGCAGGCCCTTGGTCTTGAAACCGCCGGGCAGGTTGCTCAGCGTACCCGCATCCACCAGTTGGCGGATCAGTGAGGTGCTGGACTTGGCGAAAGCTCCGATCAGGTGGATCAGGCCGAAGGCATAGAAGCCAAAGCCCGGCACGTATCCGTAGTGGACGAAGTGGTTCCGGCGCTGCTTCAGGTCGTCTTCCGGGTTCCAGTTGCGCCGGATGGACAGCACCTTCTGCGACGACTTCTCGATGGTCACCACGTAGGGGACAGCAATGCCGTCCTTGACCTCGTCCTTGGTGTACTTGTCGTCCGGGATGCTGATCTCGACGTGCATCTCCAGCAGCTTGTGCCGGTCGTCTGTCGTCGCGCTAAAGCCCATCTTCTCAGCGATGGCCTTCTCGATCTCGTCGAAGGTGTCGTCCGGCTCCGGCAAGTCAATGTCGCGGTAGAACCCGGAGGTCTGGAGCCTGCGCAGCTCGTTCTGGGTCTTCCGCATGACGTGCGTAAGGCGCGGGCTCATTTCCAGATTAGACGCCCCGTAGGGAACCACGACGTCTTCGGCAGGGATGTACATCGACACCTGCCGTCCCAGAGACGGATCGTAGTAGACCTTCTTGAATGCGTTGCCTGCCAGACCCAGACCCCACAGCATCCGCTCGTGCTCGGGCCGATACTCCACCATGACGTCAGTCAGCTGGTAGTTCATGTCTTCTTCCACGCGAGAGGCGGCGTCCCGCTTCTCTGGGGTCTCCTTGCCGATGATTTCCGTGCGGACCGGCCCCTTGGCTGGGAACGTCTCCATCATGGTCTCGGCTTGGAACTTGACGAGGGCTTCGCTCATCATGGGGTGGTAGACCCCGCAGGCCCCCGGCCACGGTTCCGTCCGGTCTTCGACCTTCATTCCCAGTAGCTCAAGGCCGTCAACGTAGGTTTGAATCCAATCCTTCCGGGAGTCGACGTCGTCGTCAAAGTCTTCCATCAGGTCTGCGGCTAGCGCCGACAGCACGTCGTCGTCCATTTCTTCCGCAAGGTTGCTCGCGAAGTCGTCGTCTTCTTCCTCGACGTCCTCTTCCTCTTCGGCGTCTTCTTCCTCGTCCGGGTCTTCGATCTCAACCTCGATGTCTTCGACATCCGAAGCGTAGTCGTCAGGCAGGTTAACGCCCGGCATGGCCCCACTGGAGAGAGTCCCGTCCAACCCGAGCGGAGCTTGATTAAGCGACTTGTCGATAGCCATTAGTAGTATCCCTGTCCTCGTTTGGACTTGAAGTATCTGACCTCGTCGGGCTCGTCGAGGTCAGCGGTAATATAGCCGCCCTTACGAAACCTCATGAGCGCCATGGACACAGTGTCCGCGTAGTCGTCGTGCTCGCCGCCCGGGAAGCTAGCCACTTCATCAATGACTTCTTCTGCCCAGCGTGTGTCGGGAGCCCAGACACGTCCCGAAGCAAACAGGTCCGAGACAGCGTTAAGTCGGCTGATCTTGTCGTTGCCGCGAGTAGGGGTGAACTCCTGTACGGGTACGCCCATAGACCTAAGCTCGTAAATGAGCGGCGCACCGGAAGCTTTCTTCTCGACGATCAGCCCGTCTGGCTCCCACTCCTTATATTCTCTGAGCACAGTCCGCTTGAGCTCCGGGAACTCCATTCGGTCCCGGAACGCGTTGAGCAGTATGATATTGGCTTGCGTGACGCCGCTGTCGTCAGGCTGGTAGAAGACGCCCCACGTAGTGCAGGCCGAGTAGTCCGCGCGCTGGGTCTTCTCGAAGGCCGTGTCCCACGCCTGTAGGACAAACTCGCACTTGGGCGGCTTGTCCCGGTCCCAAGTCTG